TGGTTTGCATCTGTTAGTTAAACAAGGGTTAATTACTCTTTAGTGGTAGGAAGATAGGGAGCTTGGTGGGGAGCTTGTACTGCTCTACGAGCCAGCGAACCTCAGGGAGGTGGGTATCGTATATATCTTGGGGGACATAGACGAGGAAGCGTGACGTCTCTACGGCTTTGACCTCTCCACTCGTAATGAGGAGCCCATGGGAACTCTCAGGGATAGCTAGAGGCACCCCTTTGCGAGACTCGCTATGGGTGTAGATGATTAGCCCGGATTGACGAACATCCTCTATCTTGTATCGTAAACCTAGGGATGAGGGGTATTGCTCCTCAAGTAGCCCCTGTAGAGAGCAGACCTGTCCGTTGTGCTGTAGCTTGTGTAGATCCTTATCGCGGTCTTGAGCAAATCGACCGTATAGCCAGATGAGTGGGCTTAGGCACACAAGGAGCAGTGCAAGGAGTCTAGGCTTGCGGAGGAAGGAAGGCAAGGTATCTGAGATGACCTTATGCCAGTCAATGCTATAGGGATCCAGGAACATAGGGCTGATAATTGATAGTGAGCTTATTGAGATGGTAGTATCCAGACCTAGGGCGATGATATCCGAAGATATATTGCCAGCTATCGGAGCCTGCTTGCGTTGTGGTTGCCGAGGTAACATCTGAGGCCTCTACGCCGGATTGGGATGAAAGGGCTACGATGAGGTCAGAAGGGCGGAATACCCCATCGAAGGGGAGGGTAGAGATATTGTCCTCGATAACCTTGCGGATGGCCTTGTCTCGCCCTGGGGTAGGCTTGCCTTGTGGCGAGAGCAGGACAGGTTGCAAGTAGATGGTAAGGGAGAGGCGTAGTTCATCACCTGGGGAAGAGATGATGCGCACGGGTACACCTGCGTCCTTGACTTGCTGCATGTATAGGCGTAGAGCCTCGAGGGTATCCTTAGGGAGTACTTTAGGCTTACCCTCCTCATCTCGGCCTGCGACCTTGATGTAGACGATGTTGTTCTGCTCTGAGGCTACAGCATAGCGCACAATGCGTAGCTTATCAATCTCCTCAGGAGTGAGGGTGGAGAGATCGTATTGGTCGCTATAGGGGAGGAGGGCATACCCATGGAGGTACGCCTTAGCCTTTCGGGCGTACCAGCGTAGGGTGTGGGGCTCTGCCTCGGCGACAAGCTCAGCGACGTCCTTGCGGTGGAGGTCAAACAGCTCCTCGAGGGCGTGGATAGCAGAGGCGAATACCCAGAAAAGGATAGCTTCGAGAGAGACCTTGCTGAACTGCTCCTCAAAGGTCTTGCCTGGGGTAAGATGATAGCTCTGCTGTATGGTAGGATCAGCGATGAATGCTTCGCTGATGGATCGGCGGATGTCTTGTGTTGTACGTGCCATAGGGGTTAGTCCTTAAAGGTAATGCCGTAGCCATCTGAGGTGGCTACAATGCGATCTACGGGTATGAGGCAGTGGCGCATCATCTTGACGGCGAGGGTGGGGAACATGGGGTCGTAGGGTGATCCGAGCATGCGGCGCACGGAAAGCCCCAACGTGGGGTATTCCCCGAACGAGCCAGGTACACCCTCGAGGAGGAACTGGGCGGTCTGCTCTCGCACCTCACCTAGGGTCATACGTCCTTCGGGGAGGTAAAGGTCGCCTGTGGTGGAGTCAATCTGTATACCTATCATAATAATACCTTGTATTGCTAATGCTTGATTTTGGTGTCTTCGTAGTCACCACGCTGCGTAAGCTGCAGCTGTTGTCCTGCCCAGGAGGCGGCTGATGCCTTGAGGGAGGCACCGCCATCCTGAGGCACAGGCGTCCACGAGGTGAGTACTTGCTTGAGGGTGTTAAGGTCACGCTCGAGGGTGTTGAGCTTGCTGGTGAGTTCGGCTATCTTGATGAGCCCGCCGAGCTTACCCTCGTTGAGGGTGATACCCTCACGGGTGATTGAGATCTGCTGGTCACCTATCTGCACATTGAGCTCCTCGAGCTCATCGGCGAGGAGGACGGCACCGAGAGGCGTGCCCTCCACGAGCCCTACGATAACAAGGGAGCCCACCTTGGGGTAGAGGGTCATGCCCTGAGTGCCTCCGCTGTCTGCCTGGAGGCTCGCCCCTAAGATAGGGGCAGTCTCATCGAGTGGCTGGCAGTCGATGGTACGGGATCCTCGGTCAAGGCTCGTAACCTCGCAGACCTTGAGGACGGAGGATGAATGCCCTGCCAAGGAGCGTATGATGGATGCTATCTGGCTCATATTGCTTACTGTGCTACTCTGTAACCGAGAGTCACCTCTTGGTGGAGGCCCTCAGCACCATACTTAATGACTACTTTTTTCGCTTGGTAGACGCCCATGCGCTTGCCCTCGAGGCGGATAGCTACGTGGTCGAGCTTATCAATGAGGCGCGCGCCAAAGGTGGTGACGCTCCCTGTGAGCCCATCCTGCTTGAGACGCTGGAGTTCCTGCTCTGCCCATTGACGTAGCTCGCTTTCCGTCTTGTTGTAGGTGTGTAGGGTGCGAAGTTCCCCATCCTTATCACCTACCTCCACCTTGATTTTCTTTTTCTTCCCTCGCCCCTCGGGCTGGAGGGAAATAGCCTTAACCTTGAGGCGGAGGGTATCGACATGTTGCTGCTTGAGTTGGCTATCACTAATGAGGTTGATACCTGTCGCGATGACCTGCCTTGTAGCCTTACCCACTTCATGATCAAAGAGTACCCCAGAGTAGAGGACAGCCTGACCGTCCTCATAGCGGAAGAAGCTACGTACGCCCTGCTCCTTGAGGGTACCGAGGAGGCTAGCCACAGTGTCGGCTTGTACCCGGTAAGCTCCGAGGTGCTGCTCCCCCATCACTCGGATAGGCGCCGTGATGCCTTGGTCACGGAGGACACCCTCTAGGGTGGCGGACTTATATGCCTTGGGGAGGGTCGGCTGGGTCTTGAGGCGGTACATCTCATCCTCACAGACGAGCTCCACAGGCGTCTTAAAGCCCACCTCCCGGATATAGCCGACAAAGGCGAGGTGCAGGTCATCGTCGTAGCCGAGAGACACCCGTACCTTATCCCCACGTCTCAGGGGGACCCCTTCCCGCTGATCCCAGAGCATGCGCTTGGGTAGCGTGATCTTACAGGTGTCGGTAAGATCCTCGGTGCTACGCTCAATCTGCAGAGCTGTGACATGGGATATTACCCATCTGCGCTCACTCTCTATCTCCACTCGGGCGGTTAGGCGGTACATAGGCTAGTAGTCGGTGCTGTAGACGTTGTACTCATCATCGGATAGGGCGGAGAGAGTGAGCTCCTGATAGTTGGTCGCCGTATCCTGGGTGAGTGAATAACTCTTGATAACTATACGATTGACCCTAAAGAGATCCAGGAAGGCACTCTGCACCTGTATGGGCTTGTCCACCTCGAGGTACCTCAGGAGCTCACGCAGACCCTCCTCGGGGTAGCGGTCGGCTATCTTGCCGTCCTCTAGTCCTTGGATGCCCACGGCTATGTTGATGTCGTAGTCCCCCGAGCTGATGTACTCTTTGACGGTGCCCGTCATGCCGACTACCTGGGTGGTAATGATCTGCTTGGTGCGGGTCATCGCCACGACGGCATCAGCAAGCTCTAGGGTAGTGCCATCCTCTAGGCGCAGGCGAAGGGGACAGAGGACGTACCTGCCCTCCCACCAGGCGGGGTCGGTGATGGGCGAGGCTACGGGTGAGGGAGCGAACTCCCCTGCCTCCTCGCGCTGGGGGAAACTCCCCTTGCTCTGCTGGGGGAAGCGATAGAGGAGCACCTTGCCAGCTGTGATGGCTGGGGGTACAATGGTCTGTAGGGGCATAGGGTGATCGTGTTACTAGTCCTCAGCACCACCTAGGCGGTGACGGATGTATAAGTCCTGATAGTAGGTGACTTGCTTGACAAAATCGGGGGTGAGGGAGCTATCAATAGTCATACGGTGCTCCAGCCATTTGCCAAAGGCGATGAAGGTGTCAATTGTATCGACGATGTTCGCCTTTTTATCGATATTGGAGATAGCATCACTGAAGGTCTTGAGCTGCTTGACCAGACCTGCATCCACCTCATTGCTAGCGATAGCCCTATCGAGGAGTTTATTGATGGAGAGTAGGATCTTATTGGCTAGCTCAGGACGGGTGATATTCTGGGCTGCACGTAGCTCCTGCCACCCACCCTCCTTGACCCACTTGCTGATGGTCGTCTCAGACACCTCGATGCGCTGCGAGATGCTCTTTTGCTCCTCTCCCTGGAGGTAGAGTAGGCGGGCAAAGTCCTTTTTCTCGGCTCGTTCCTTAGCTGTCATTAGCTTTGAGAGTTAGAGGTGGAGGGTAACATAGAGTCAGACTCAGGGGCATTCACATGAAGCCCATAAAATTCAGGGTGCCACACCTTATCTAAGGCCTCTGCCTTTGACTCATCAAGCACCTCCCAGTCATCCTGGCTGTCAATGCTCGTGCGTACGATGAGGCCGATAGCCTTTAGCTTACGATTGACTAGCATCTTCCCCTCTGGGGCATCTAGTCTGATTGATCTTTCTTCTCCCATATCTATCTGTTATCTATAGGTTATCGTCCACCCCTTACTCGTTGCGACTTTACCCAACTCCGCCATCTCTGAGGGATACCTATCCACCAAACTCTGTGGTAGGTACATCACTGTACCAGTAGAGACGCTCTTAGCCTCATTGATGAGGTAGCGTACACTCTCAAGGGAGAGCGCAACAGACTGAAATGCTATGAGCTCGCGACCAACTCCCTTTAACCGTATCTCTCGGAGGTTTGGACATCTTGTGATGAGATTTGCAATATTAGTAGCTACTGACAAGTCAATGATGCCCTCTACTTCCTCTAGTATCGCGCAATTATCAAAAGTGTATTGCGCATTTTCTATTATGCCACTACCTAGAGACAGCTTCAACCTTTGCAGTTTTGAGCAGGAATAAAATGCTGCTTCTAAGTTTTTCACCTTTGGAGTATCGCCAATAGACAACGATGCAAGTGAAGTACAATTTGCGAAGGAGTAGTATAGTGCTGTAATCTGAGGTGTTGCTCCAATCACCACAGACACCAGCGAACTCGCACCATTTGCAATACTTCGCATACTCATCAAGTTCGGAAGGTCTGGTAATGTGAGTTTTTTGACCTTCACACTCTCCTGGATGAAGCTCTCTAAGTTCACAGCTCGTTCTATGCCTAGAATATCTGGTACACGAACTAGGTTAGGGCATCTTCCAAATACCCACGATAGATTAGCAGCTGTATACCCTTCATCCACCTCCATATCAGGAAGCACCTCATCTTTCCACTGATAACACTGTTGATCCTTAAAGATTTTTAGGCGTGCCGGCTTCAGCCCCCGTATCTTGCCTGGGTAGCTGGAAAGTCCGTCATCATCTGTCACGACAGCACCAAGTTCTATGAGTGCCTTTTTTATCTCTTCCCTGTCACGCATCAGGGCGAGCAATTCTTCTGCTACAGCTTTTGGTGTATTCATCTTCTTGACGTTCTTAGCTTCTTCAACATTTCGAGTACAACAAGCCACCCACCGGTTGCCCATTCCTCCTCGGTCATTTTGGGGTCATCTTTTGTGGTAGCTAGGTAGCTAGTATCCCATCATCACCTGGATCCCCCTTTATAAAGGCTGCATACTCCTCTTCCGTCACTACCCAACCTTTACTCTTAGCGAATTCGAATGCGCTGAGGCCTGTTGCTCCTTGCATGGCGGTCGTTATATCCGCTGTGATTAGGTAGGCCTCAGGAGTGGTATGTCCGCTCTCATAGCGGGGGAGCACCTCACACAATCCTAGGCGTAAGCAATGCCATACATATATGTCTCCTCCTGAGATAGAGGGGGCAAGATAACGCACCTCAATATCCCACTTACCAGGCTGCTGTAGTTTAGCTGGGAAGGCTACCTCTAGGATGCTATCACGCACACGCCACTCAGGTACAACTGGAGTCCATCTCATATAGGGGATGAGCCGTACCGATATCTCACGAGCGAGGGTGAGGTCTATTCGCCTACGCTCCAAATGACTGCTACCTGATGGGTCTGGGAGCAGTAGCGCTTGGGAGTAGAGGATGAGGGATAGCGTGGTGTCGTTACCCAAGATTATCTGTTGCATAGCTATTGTATTGCTAGATTAGCGTCATTGACGGCAGAGAGAAGTGTCTCGGTGATGAGAGCCTTGATCTCGGAGGTATCGCTGGAGAGATTAGTCGTCTGCACGGTGAGGCTCTCGACAAGCTTACCGATATGGATGGTTACATTACGTAAGCCACTAGCATTACTTGCTCCCCCCGCACCATGTGCTCCTGCTCCTCCAATGCTACCAGGGCTATCCGCTTTGGGGGGCTTGATCTTTGGGATTCCGAGACCACCACCATCACTATTTGTCATGTACATCTGGAGCTTAGGAGCGTCAGACTTCTCCTCTTTGGCACTCCGCTCCATCTCCTCATCATACGCCTGCTTAAAGGCACTGGCGGTATCTTTGCCAAACTTGCCAAAGGCACCTGATACACGCTTAAGAGCAGCATCAATACCATCTCCATCAAAACTCAAGGCAGACTTTATGAGGTCGAAGACTCCGCCAAATACGTCCTTGGCGAGTGTCCAAATATTGGTAAATGCCTCTTTTATCGCAGCCCAAAGCCCCTTAACAATCGCACGGAACTTAGCTGATGTCTGCCAAAAGTAGACACCTAGGGCGACGAGCCCCGCTATCCATCCGATGATAGGGATGCTAGTGATGGCTGTTGAGACGGCTGCGCAGGCGGCACGTCCCGCCGTAGCGAAGGTGGCGAATGAGAGCTCAGCACTGAGTGCGAAGCCTACGTGTGCTGCACCACTAGTGACGAGTGAGGCAATATAAGATCCTAGGGCGGCAATCCCCGAGAGGAGCGCACGTCCAGAGAGGATGGCTATCTTGAGCGCAGCCTGTCCAGCCTTGAGAGCAAGTGATCCCATCCATGTAACAGCCGAGCGCAGTGTGCCTACCCATGTGCGCCATGAGCCTCCTACAATCCATGTATAGATCCCCTTGATGCCACCGCCTGCAAATTGTAGGAGGGGTAATAGCTGGGCGATGGGTATAGCAGCATCTCCTAGGGCAGATGCCCATAGGGAAAAGTCTCCGATCCAATTAAAGAGCCCTATTTTTAGGTCCTCTATCTGCTGACGTATGCGGGCTTGTCGCTCGGCAAAGCTCTCCATAACGATAGAGGCTTGATCTTGTGCCGAGGTCGTGCCCTGGATAGCGGACGTGTACTCGGCGACCGCCTCAGAGCCTCCCACTAGAGCCATAGCTGCATTAGCGTTCTCTTTGCCGAACAGCTTAGTAAAGAGGGCACTATCCTGCATCACGGGGCGGAGCATATCTAGTCGCTCCTTGAGGGAGAGGTTTTTGTCGGCAAGACGGGCTACATCTATACCCATCTGGGCGAGCTCCTTGCGCACCTCTCGGGGCAGGAAACGTCCTTGCGACAGGGTGGAGAGGACGTTGCGCAGGGCGATACCGCCCTCACTGCCCTTTTTCCCCGCCTTGTCGAGTACCTGGATAGCGGCGTTTGCCTCTTCGAAACTCACACCTGCGCCTTTGGCTGCCATACCTGCCTGCTCCAGCGCCTCCTTGATCTGGGGGAGCTCTGCTGATCCCTCCTTACCTGCAGCAGCCATGACATTCATCATGCGAGCCATCTCTTCGGAGGCGGCGATTGGATCGGAGAGATCTACGCCATATTGGTTCATCGCTGTGTTCAGTACCTCAGCGGCGGCGGTGGCATCGCCCCCCATGAGCTTAGAGAGGGTCGCCACATGGTCACCCATTGCCTTGAGGGCTACAGGGCTCTTGGCGAGCTCAGGGGAGAGCTGGCCGAGGATGAGCTTATAGCTCTCGACCGCTCCTGCGGCATCAATGCCAAAAGCCTTAGCGGTCTCTCGGGCATAGCCCCCAATCTGCTGTAGTCCCTCTCCCGTGACCCCCGTGATAGCCTTTAGGTCGGTGAGCGAGGTGTTGAGTGCGACGCCTGGTGCAATGATACCACTGAGGCTCTCCGATACCCGTTGGAAGCCCGAGGAAAGTGTCTCAATCTGTAAGGCTAGACCAACAAATGATTGTAGACCCTTCTGAGCAGAGCTTACCTTGGCGGTAAACTCTCCGGTGGCCTTATTCAGGCTCTCCATTTGCACGGTGAAGTCCCCTCCAATATTAAAGAGGTAGTTCATTGCTGGACTAGTCATACAGATTTACTATATTTGTTGTCGAACTCTAATTGGAACGAATTATGATTGAGGACAATATTTTCTTCGGCATCATTGCTTATATCCTTACCGCTAGTGTGATGCTTCCCTTGATTTACTTAGTCATCAAGATGTTCATTGATTACCTCACCGCACCGTTCCGCAAGAACTCAAACGTGGGGAATATACCTCCATCGCTTTTCTGGATGTGGTTCATCACACACAATAAGGACTAGGTCTCATCCTTCCCCCCCGAGGGCGAGAGCTACAGCACGCTGTAGCTGCTCGCCTTTTCTTTTTTCTATCCAGAGGGACTGGGCAAGGGCTCTTGCCCAGTCCTCCTCGTCGAGGGTGTCAGGGTCGATACCGAGGTATCCACGTATGAGGGCGCACCCCTTGAGGTAATCTTGGCTGGTATCGCTATCCTCAAGGAGGTGCGCCTCTATACGTTTTTTAGTGTTGCCTTGGCTGAGGTGATGAGCTCACCGATAGCTGAGGCAGCCGCCACGATGAGCACCCCATCCTGTAGGATAGCCTCGCTACCTGCTACCCGACAGTTGGCAAGGAGTACCCGAGAGCTCTCCAGCTCGTCGGTCTTAGCTACCTTGCTGACGGCCTTGAGGGTATCGAAGTCGGGACGACGGAGGTAGAGGCAGTGGATGGTGTCGCCATCTGTGACCTCAATGAGGTAGATACGGCTGGGGGTCTTCGCCTTGAGGGCATCGAGGGCGTCGGGGGTGAGCTCCCCGATACGCTGGGACTGGGTCTTATCCATGATGATATTACTCGTACTTAATATGTGATTAAAGGGTGATTAACTAAGCCTTGACCCCCCATTCAATATGGGAGGGGACGAGCTCGAGGTCTACGGGGATGTCGGTGTCACCCTCTTTGACCTTGCGGGAGTTGTCGCTGAAGTGACAGTTACGTATCTTGTCGTAGGTGATGAGCCCTGTGGTGGGGTGTAGATAGCCCACCAGGACGTCAAACATCCCGAGGTCTTGCAGGCGACCCGTGGGGCTCTTAGCCTGTAGGGCGACGACCTCATCGAGGTAGAGGGTGAGCTTAGCCGAGGGGGTGATGCGCCCGAGTCCACGCCCTACAGGGTGACGCCCTGCGCCGTACTTATTGACAACCTCCTGCTTATCATCGTACTCTACGGCGGTGATACCCGTGAGGGGCACCCCCTGGATCGTTACTAGGACGTTAGCCCAGCCGTAGAGGATGCCATTGATCAGGGGCGTGCCGTTATTGTCTAGTGCCATACTATATCTACTTATATCTTATTCGTGTAGCCGATGCGCAGGATGAACTTGCGAGCTACACCTACGGGGACATTACGGATGATGACCTCAATGGTGGAGGACCTAAGGATATCCTGGTCTGGATCGATGTACACCTTATAGCCAGATAGTTCACCGGCCTTGGACATATCCTCGAGAGCACGATTAGCCTCAGTCTCTAGGTATGCCACCGAGTGACTCTGTAGCTTACCGGTAGTCTCATCGAGGTAGATGTTACCCGAGAGCTTGCCCACGAGGTAACGACGGATACCACGCTCCGCCTTGTCCATCGTGCGCACACGCTCGAGGTAAGCATAGTCACTGAGACCATCGTCCATCGTGTGGCTGTCGCTGGCGTAGCTACCATTGATGTCGGGATAGGTGACGGCAAAGAGATAGTGCGCCTTGTCGAGGGTGTCGATGACGGCCTCATCAAGGTCACGTAGGAGGGTACCATCGCCAAAGGCCGGGAGGCTCAGCCCGAGGGGGAACTGATCTACCCAGCCGATGGACTGATGCACACGGGCACGGGAGAGAATACCGAGGAAAGAGCCGAGAGCTGAGACGCTCGTCTTGTCTGTCTTGTTAGCCTCGTCGGCGTAGAGCTTTGCTGCCGTCCCCTCTCCATCCTGAGCGATGACGACTGATACACGGCTCTTGCCCGTGCCGTTCAAATTAACGGGGAGGCTCGAGACCGGTGCGGTCACCTTAGGGGCGAGGAGCACGGAGAGGGGCATAGAGGCAGAGGCGAGCGCATCGGCTACTCCACTGAGGCTCGTGATGAGAGCCGTGTCGGCGGCCTTATCCCCAAGCCAAATACCTACCTGGCGGATGCGCCCCTGGGCATAGCGCTGTAACTGTTTGAGCTCAGCAAACGTATATGCACCACCAGAGGGCTTGGCGAACAAGCCCACATAGAGCAATACCCCCGGATTTAGGCGATAAACCTCAGAAAGGTGGTAGTGCAGGACTCGGAGCTCCCACTTGGCATTATCGGCAGTGATACCGAGAGCCTCTGCTCTCTCTATCGAGGAGATGGGGAGGATACGGTTGGTAGTACTATATCCATCCTTAACCTCAGCCTTAGCAGTGGGAAGGTCTGTGAGATAGGCTATGAGACCAGAGATGTGATCCTCGCCAGGAAGAGAGGCTGGGATTCCGCCATTTTCTCGGAGGAAAGTGATCTTATTCATTCGATTCCTTTTTGCGCAGGTGGATGGGGAGGAGTTCCTGTTGCTGGTCCTCTGTGAGGGCAGGAGCGAAGAAGTACTCCACCTGATCATTCTTTAGACTACGTGCGTAGTTACGAGCATCGGAGTAGTTAGGGAAAGCCGTACCATCGGTAGTGAGCCAGACGATGGGGAGCTGATGCGAGTGAAGGACTTCACGGGCGATAGAGGCAAGTGCCGTAACCTCTTCAGGCTCTTCCTTGGGCGTCTCCTCGGGCTCATGGTTGGGAGCTTCGGGGGCTAGAACCTCCTTAGCCTTCCCTACCTTGCTCTTAGCCTTTCCCGGCTTACGCTCTCCGTCGTCGGGTGTTGCTATATCATTGGGCTCCGATTGGGGAGCATTGGAGGCCTCCTCCTCTGTGGCAGGTGTAGTATCAGTGGATCCTGTACCTGGTCCCTCAGATGCCTTTTCCTCAGGGATCTGAGAAGGGGTCTGCTTGTCTACCTCGTCTGGGGTAGGCGTCGTTTGATCTTGAGCCATAGTGCTATGATGATTAGGATGATGGGGATAATAATTGGGATGATGTAGAACATGGGGGATATATAGCTCCCCATCCTTTGATCTACCTCCTTTTGCTCCACAGACCGTAGAGTCTTGTGTTGCCGGAGGTAGAGGTGCTCTACCCGAGGATAGAGGGTTGCGGAGTCTGTAGAGGCGACCAGATGGAGGCTGTCCCCTTGACGAGTGGCCTTGAGGTGTATCCGTCCTTGGCGGACGCTATATCCAGCTCCATCAGGGAGCATCGGGAGGGTCTGGATCGGGAGCTGTAGGGTCGTCGTCTCCCCTAGGAGGGTCACGGGGACTTGCTGTACCTCGAGGCGCTCTCTGAGGGTATCGGAGGAGCTGGCGTAGGTCTGGCTCGTCTTGCGTACGCTGCAACTCGTGCCTAATAGGACACTGAGACCAAATACGGCAAGTAGTGCCCTTAGTGATTGCCCGCTCGAGGCGTGCGAGCATCTGGCGCATCTCGCTGTTGTCATTCGCTATATCTATTACCTGATTATGCAAGCCCTCGTACATCTCCTTGTAGGTGTCGTGCACCTCCTTGGCTGTACGAGCCTGCCTAAGCCTTGTGCTGGTGATCCACCCGAGGAGCATTCCTACGCCCCCCGTAGGCACCAGCCACTGTAGGAGTTGTAGGATGCTTTCCGTCATTGGTGATGTGCTCTATCGTTTACTGATTGATGCCGATTGTGCTCAGCCACTGCTGCACGTTGAAGCTTGGGCATGCCTTACGGGCGACCTCATTATGCCCGATGATACGGACTCCTGGGTGCTTGGAGTGGAAGTCGAGGACGTACTTACGCATGGACTCTAGCTGCTGAGGTGTGCGGGTGTCCTTAGGGGTCTTGCCGTCACGAGCACAGCCCCCGACGTAGACTACGTGGCGAGCGATCTGGTTATAGCCCACGGCGCCGTTGGTTACCTCCCACGGGTCTACCTGAGCATCCTCGTTGTTTTTTACTAGACGCTCTACACGCCCGTCCAGGTGGATCATATCGGTATAGCCGACCTGCTTCCAGCCACGCCCACCCTGGGCTATGGGGGCGGTATGCCATCGGCGGATCTCGTCACTGCTGACCGCCCGCCCCTCGGGCGTGGCGGTGCAGTGGATAACGAGGTACTTTAGCTGTGCCATAGTTGTATCATCTACTAGGCAGCTGCACTGACGATAGCAGCCGTGCATCCCTTACTACGCAGTGGGCAACAGATAGAGCGCTGACGTAGGTTAAAGAGGTTGCGGTGGTGCAGAGGGTCATTCTTTGCCTCGCTGAAGTAGGTGACTAGAGAGCCTGTGGCGCGCATCATACTCTTATCATGATAAGCGATCGAGGCGGGCTTGTGCTGCGTCTGAGCCAGAGCTCCATAAGCCAGCTTGGTCTTTGCGGTGGTATCGTAGTAGGGGGAGCTACTCATCTCATAGATGTCAAAGCCGTAGAGCCGCCCAACCTGACCATTGACATTGTCTAGGTTATACTGACGCTGGAATGTCTCACTTACAGAGAGTAGATCCTGTACATGATCATTACAGAGTACCAGCACACGCTGCCCCTGAGGGACGCGACGGGCATCAAACCACTTTTTTAGGCGCCTCAGATCAGCGAGGGTGAGCTTCTTGCGACCGCCTTCTTCGGCGGTGTCACCCGTTGTGAGGTACACGGGGGCATCAGCCTCGCTGTGAGACTGTGGAGCAATAGCATGTAGAGCTTTGTTGGCGATTTCCTCTGAGACAGCTTCCTTATGTCGCTCCTTGACACTACCCAGCTTATCATAACTGATGGTGTCGAGCTCCTTATCGCTGATGGGCGTAGCCTCAGTCTCGAAATTGGCAAGGGATACCGCTCGGTCACCATCTCTGAGTTCCTGCACATTGAGTGGATAGGTATTGTTGTCGATAAGCACCTTAGGGTCTCCACCTAGCTCCACAAAGTGAATAACATCATTATTTACATGCTCGTCGTAGGCTGGGATACGCTTATACCAGCCGAGATGCTCGAGAGCCTCGCGGAGTGCCTTGATTAGCAAGCCCGTGTAGATCTCCTGGGCCACCCCTGCATTGATGTTGCCAGGTTTGTAGATGACACCGATACAGAGGAGGGCTAGCAGAGTGACAGCCGATCCGATCCAAGCAGGGATGCCGATCAAGAGAGCGATGAGTGCACCGACAGCGGCATCTATAGCCAGCACGCCGAGGCTCACGACAAGAGCTGCTATCCAGCTCGGGATTTTATTCTTCATACTTTCTAATTGATGAGTTAGACTACTTACTTAGGTAGATCGATACCAAACTCAGCCTTGTAGAGGCGGGCATACTCCTGGGGGCTCTCCCTCTTGAGGGTGTCTAGTTCGCCCACGGGGACATCCGAGAGCTTGGCATACTGCTGAGGCATAGCACTACCACCCATAGGAGAGCGATGGATGAGCTCTGAGGGGCGACGAGCAGTGCTGAGGTCACTAAGGGTGATGCGCAGAGTCTCGGCTCCCATCGTGAGCCCAATCTGCGTATAGTGAGCTCGCTGAGCTTCGGTGAGCTTGCCAAGGCGTACGGCCTCGTCCACAAGTCCTCTGACAAGGGTTTGGCTCATCTCTTCCGCCTGCTTAGCTCGGAGCTTGAGCTGCTCAATAGTGCCGATGAGCTCCGCCTCGGTAGCCTGCTGGCTAAGCCCGAGAGCTAGGGCAATCTTTTCATTCATGTTGTCTGTATTTTGGGGTGATACTTTGGGGTTACTTAGGGGGAGTAGAGGGAGGTCGGGGCACTCGCCACCAGAGGAAAGGGTGATGCGCTCACCCGAGACATTGTAGAGCTCTATGGCAAGAGCCTCGTCGTTAGCTCCGATATCCACAATAGATACTTCATCAAGCTTGCTCTTGGTGATAGTCATACGGGTCTGTCCAGGTAGTAGATGCTCGGGGGCATCGCTGAGCTCAATGACAGTGAGACCAGCACTACTCATACGCAGGAAGCCCTCCTCCCACTTACGAGCAATCTTGGCTGCGAACTCATCGGACATATCGAAGATGGGAGTACCGATGATCTTATCTCCATCAATATGGATGTCATCAATGCGACCAATAGGAATATCCTCTCGGCTGTATCTACGATGCATCCACAGGAGCACCGGGTTGCGCTTGTACTGCTCGATATCCATCCCCGAGGTGAGCACACGGGTGCCGTAGGAGTTCAGGGCAGAGGTGCTTATGATAACTTGTTTCATTGCCATTGCTATTGTTTTCTGGTGCAAAGGTCGCTCCTCAGTAGCAGGGGCAGAAGAAACGTTGCAATCTTGGCATGGATACTTTGTCGAGGGGGGATTTCAGAGGACTTTTGCACTCAAAAAGAGCACCATATGGCATCAGTAGCAGAGAGAAAAGAAGCCCTTGAACGGTGGAAGAGTAGGTGCGAGCTCGTGCGCTCAGCCACCGCCTTCATCCCTCAGGAGACACCTGCCGAAAAGGACAAGCGCATCCGCTCGCTCCTGAAGGACTACAACGCCTTCGTCGAGTACTATTTTCCCCACTTTACCCGTAATGAGACGACGGGTAAAGTCACACCCTGTGCCCCTTTCCATATCGAGGCAGCACAACTCATCAGAGATAATGACAACCTCAAGGCTGTCTTTCAGTGGGCACGTGGACACGCCAAGAGTACCCACATGGACATATTTGTACCGATGTTTCTAATGGCGATGGGCTACCTCGGGCGTCGCTACCTCAATGTAATGGTGCTTGTGGGCAAGAGCTACGACAATGCTACCACCCTTATCAGCGATATACAAGCGGAGTTGGAGAACAACCAGCGCTTCATCGCTGACTTTGGGAGCCAAGTAAACCAAGGGTCGTGGGAAGAAGGGAAGTTTGTCACCCAGGAGGGGGTAGCCTTCTTCGCCCTCGGACGAGGACAATCCCCCCGAGGACTGCGCTATCGAAACCACCGCCCCGACTACATTGTCATTGATGACTTAGATGATGACGAGCTGGTACTCAATAAGGATCGTGTTAATCGCCTCACTGAGTGGGTGCGCGAGGCTCTCTTTGGTGCACTCGATGGTGGGCGTGGACGATTTATCATGGTGGGCAACCTCATTGCCCGCAACTCTGTCCTCTACAACATTAGCCAGATTAAGAGCGTACACGTCTCTCGGGTCAATATCCTCACCGCTAAGGGTGCAGTCACCTGGGCATCCAAGTGGACACGGGAGGAGGTGCGAGAGATGGAGGAGTTCATGGGCTATCGGGCCTTTAACAAGGAGTGCCTCAATAATCCAATCCTTGAGGGTACAGTCTTTCGGCAGGAGTGGATACGCTATAAGCGCATGACCAAGCTCACCGCCTACAGCGACCTTGTGCTCTATATTGACCCCTCATGGCGGGGCACTAAGAAAAATGACTACAAGGCTGCCAAGCTCTGGGGGGCGACTTCCTCGGGCGAGCTACACTGCATCCGCCCATTCCTTCGCCAATGCTCCATAGCCGAGATGGTGCGCTGGGTCTATGACGTCTACGAGTGGGTCACCAGCCAAGGAGCAGCACTCCGAGTCTATATGGAGGCGAGCTTCATGCAGGATATCCTTCTCGACGACTTCACGGCAGAGGGTAACCAGCGTGGTTACCAGCTGCCTATCACGGGCGACAAACGCCAAAAGCCAAACAAGTACGCTCGTATCGAGGCGGTCTCCCCTCTCTGGGAACGTGGCAAGGTCTACTACAATGAGGCATACCGTACCGATCCCGATATGGTTGCCTCCATCGAGCAGACCTTGAGCTTTGAAGCCGGTAGCTCCGGTCATGATGATGGACCCGACGCTGACGAGGGGGCGATATGGTTGCTCCAGCGACGTACTCGTACTCAAGGCATCGCACCCATCCTAGGGCGACGACCCTCCTCTGGACGTAACCGCTACTAACCAAGGCTTAATCGCTATTTAATCATTGCTCAATATGGATATCATCTCACTCAACAAGCGGCTCTTCACCGCCCTCAAGCTCCTCATCTACGATTATCACCTTGCTCGTGCTAAGCGCAAGGCTACACGCTACACCCAGCTCACCGGTAAGCGTGCAGTGGTCATCCTAACCGAGCATCGGTGGCTCTTGAGGACACGCCTCTTACCCGTAGCTGTACGACTCGATGCAATACCGGCCCATGTCCGTGGCAAGGTAGTGCGCAAGGCCCTCTTCTTCCCCCATCCCACCACTCATAGAGCTTAGTATGTACATCACCGACGAGGACTACCGCACCGCTATCACCCTAGAGGAGCAAGCGGTCATTAGTGAGCATACCAATGAGTGGCAGGCTGCCGAGCGGGTAGCCATAGAGCTTGCCTCAGGCTACCTACGTGCTCGCTATGATGTAGACAAGACTTTTGCCGCTCAGGGTGAGGAGCGTAATCCCCTGCTTGTACAGGTCATCGTACACCTATCTCTCTACCAGATGCTCCACCGCCTACCCCAGCAGATGGGCTACGATAGATACAAGGAGCTCTATGACGAGGCTATGCAATGGCTCAGTGATGTGCAGCGAGGGCTTAATAATCCCAATCTCCCCATCCCCTCTGACTCCAATACCGGAGCCAAGGGGGGGCTAGAGACTATCCGCTCGGGAGGTATCAAAAAGAGTACCTATCACTATTAGTATTCTATGGCACGACATAACAGTAATGATAATGACAAGCTCCTGCAACTAGCCAAGAGCATTCAGGCTCGCCGGATCGCAGCTGAAATAACTCGTAAGACCGATGCCCTCACCCAAAAGGATATAGCTAGTTGGCGACGAGCCTGGCAGATGGCGATTAATGTCGAGAGCCCTCGGCGTGCCTACCTCTATGACCTCTATGCAGACAGCCTCGTCGATGGGCACCTCACCGGATGTATCGAGCAGCGCAAGAGTAAGACCCTAGGGCGACCCTTCCGCCTCCTCAACGCCGAGGGGGAGGAGAATGCAGAGGCAACTGCCCTCCTCGAGCGCGAGTGGTTCTATGACTTTTTAAGCATAGCCCTAGATAGCATCTTCTGGGGGCACTCACTCATCGAGATGGGCGAAGTTATACGTGACGACAAGGGGCTACGCTTCGATAGCGCAACACTCATTCCGAGAAAGCATGTTGTGCCCGAGTATGGTGTACTGCTGCGTGATCCCTCCGATGACATCCCTCAGGGCATCCCCTATCGCAGTGGAGATTACGCTCGCTGGCTAGTCGAGGTGGGTAAGCCCTACGACCTCGGGCTCCTCCTTAGGTGTGCACCCTACTACATCAGTAAGAAGAATATGGGAGCCTTCTGGGATACCTTTGGCGAGATCTTTGGCATGCCCATGCGTATTGCCAATACATCGGCGACCAACAAGGCTGATATTGCACGCATTGAGGAGGTGATGGATAATATGGGTGCTGCATTCTGGGGCGTCTTCCCTGACGACACCAAAATCAGCTTCCAGGAGAGCTCCCGCGGTGATGCCTACAACGTCTATGATAAGCGTCTCGAACGCTGCGATAAGGAGATCAGTAAGATCCTGCTGTCACAGACCATGACCATCGACAATGGGTCTTCCCTCTCCCAGAGCGAGGTACACTTGGAGATATTCGACCACATCTGTGCCTCTGACGCTAAGCGCATAGGCTATATCATCAATGACCGCCTACTACCCCTCATGGTAGCCTCCGGCTTCCCCATCTCTGGGCTTACGTTTGCATGGGACTACTCGGATGAGATGACCGAGGCTGAGATGCGTGAGCAGGAGCGAGTGATCCTCCAGTACTACGACATCGATCCCGAGTACTTTGTCCGCAAGTATAATGTACCCATCATCGGGAAACGCACGGGTGGACCAGAGCTCGGAGAGCAAGTCCCCTCCAATGATGATAATGCAGAGGAGGGGGGTAAGACACTAGCCAAGGACGGCGATTTTTTCGCCTAAGGGGGCAGGGTGAGGTGGCTGTGCCGTCCCCTCTGTCCCCGACCATACAGCTTGCCAACCGCTACGAGGCATTGCACGAGGAGATCGGAGAGCTCTACGCCTGCACCTGCCCCCTCTGCCTCAGCGCCAAGGGGAAGGGCAACGAGGCACGCCCCTACGACGAGGACATCTTTGAGCGAGCAGCTCGCTACATCCATAAGCGTAAGGGCTTCAAGGCCTCGATGCTGGGCGATGCACCTATACGTGCCGCCATTCAGGAGAGCTACGACATCCTTCGTCCCGCCCTCCAGCACCTAGAGCACCACACTCCGGAGACCATACGACAAGCCCTAGACAACAATGCCTTTATCTTCTCGGGCTTCCGCACCTACCACAGCTTACGTGAGCTGGGGCTCTCCCTCATCGATCAGGAGGGGCACATCCGCCCCTATGAGGACTTTAGGGAGGATGTAGTGCGTATGCATAACAAGTACAACGTCAATTACCTCGAGACCGAGTACGAGCACGCCGTAGGTTCATCCCTCATGGCAGACCGCTGGTACGAGCAACAGCAAGGAGGCGATCGATACAACCTACAGTACCGTACAGCAGGCGATAACCGTGTACGTCCAGACCACGAGGCACTCGAGGGTATCACCCTACCTAAGAGCGATAAGTTCTGGGACGACTATTACCCTCCTAACGGCTGGCGTTGCCGCTGCGATGTCGTAGAGGTCTCCCCATCCGACTACCCCCTCTCCGATAGTACCGAGGCGAGCCAGCGAGGTAGCGATACACTCCGCAAGAGCAAACAAGAGGTCTTCCGAGGCAACCCAGGCAAGGACCTGGTCCTATTCCCAGACCGTCACCCCTACTATGGGCGCAAGGGAATTGCCCACTGCACCACAGCAAAGCATGCAGCAGGTGACAATGAGGGGGATGCCTGTGGTGTCCTCGCTGAAATTGTCAAGGCAAGAGAGGGCAAGCGCAAGATAGAGCTGACTCCAGAGCAACGAGAGCGACGTAAGGAGATCAAGCTAGTTGCCAGAGAGAAATTTGCAGGTCTCGTGGTGGAGAATGGGGTACAAGTAGAGATTACAGGTACTTGTATCAAGGAGCTACTTAATCAGCCCCACGAGCACTATTTCGCCAAGAATGAGCTGATACTAGACCTCCCCAAACTCATCAGGGAAGCTAAGTACCTCGGGGCTTATGAAGATGAGGGGAAAAAGGAATGGGTTGTACAAACGCACCTATTCGAGGTAGAGATAGAAGGCGAGAAAAGCTGGCTTATAGCCCTAGAGGATAAGCAAGGGAAGATAGCTCTACACAGCATATCCGATAGCCCCCAGGTAACCACAAAAAAGAAGTGACCCCCAGAAATGCCCGCACCCGAAACTGCAATCAGGACTAGGGTATCTCTGAGGATCACCTCACCACAAAGATACAACTTATTTTCAAACCAACGATGCGAACAGGCAAGGAGGTACAGAGAGATATCCTCTCAGATACAAAGGTGAAGCTCTTCGAGGAGTTCCACCGCAACTTTACCCGCAAGGCTTTCTTTGATAAGCCTTGGAAGCCTCGAAGGATAGAGCGCCGTGGCTCACTCCTACTCGTCTCAGGCAAGCTCCGTAGATCCCTTAAGGCCACAGTGACGCATGATGGGCTACGCATTAGCTCCTCGATGCCCTATGCCTCTGCCCACAATGAGGGGTATGAGGGCAATGTTTCTGTGCGAGCTCATACCCGAGGGGCATATAAGGCGCGTAGACGAGTCAAGGGTAGGATGAGACAGGTGGGCGTCCGAGCTCATACGGTCTCCTCTTATACCTATAAGATGAGCCTCCCTGAGCGTCGCTTTGTTGGCGATCACCCCGAGGTGCGTCGTATGGTGACCGACATTGTCTCCAGGCACCTAGAGCAGTGGGGGCAAGAGCTCGCAGCCAAGATGCAGCGACATGCACGCAGTACCAACAATAGATAAGAGACAATTATGAGACGTATGCTATATGAGCGCATCTGCGCCAAGCTCCAAAAAGATCTCCCCGAGGTCAAGCACTACGACCTGTGGAATGAGAATATGGATAATCTCGATCAGGGGGTCATCTTTGACACCCCTGCCGTATTCCTCGAATTTGACCCAATCAGTTTCACCTCTCAGGCACGGGGCATACCACGTTGTCCCATCACTCTTACCCTACATGTGATTACCAGGTATACTCCTCAGCGTCCTACTCGCAGTGGCTATGCCCCCGAGGCTCTACAGCACCTCGAGCTACTTGAGCGCATCGAGATGGCTCTCATCGGACTATCAGGTGAGGGCTTCTCCGCCCTCCAGCTGGTATCAGCGGAGCTAGACCACAATCACGCAGCTCTACAAAATCACCTTGAGCGGTTCACTTGCTCTGTATGTTATCCGAGCAATGGGGCTCATGCTATAGAAATACAGTAAGGGCAGTGAGTAATGCACTCACTGCCCTTGCTGTTGCCCTAGGTGTCCCAAGCATTGCGACCGCTATCCCAAGCGTCAAAGAGCGGGTAGAGCCCGCGCTCCTGTTCCTCCTTTGGAGGGGTCTCACCCTCTCTTATCAGCTTGAGGTAGTAGTGCATCGTCCTGAGGCTTATTGGGTAGATGGGATAGACGTAAGTGCGATAGATCATAGGCAATGAGCGGCGGTGGTTACCACGTTCATGATAACGAGCCACGATAGCATGCACCCGCGCTGCCTTCTCCATTGTACTATGCCTATACCTTTTAGTCTCCACTGCCCAAACCTAAGAGAGTTTTCTGTACCTTTGTACTGCCACATACAAGGCTCTCGGCTCTCTTTGGGGTCGGGGGCTTTTTCTTTACTATGCTTCTGTCATTCCTAGAGGGACATCTATCCACTTGCCTTGTTCGTTCTTCTTCTGAGCTCGTATAAAGTTCTTTGTTCGCTCAGGGCGATAAGCCTCCTTGATGATCGTTACCCCCTTTTTGAGGTCATCGGCGTCATATTTCATCGCCGTCTGCTCTAACTTGAGGATATTCTCCAGTTTCAGATTGCCCTTACCATCACGAGCGAGGAGCTCCATTATGATGTCTACCGCTTCTTGAGTCTTTGCATCCTGTACGAGATTACGGACATATTGCTTGACGAGCTCCACACCATCCTCAGCTGTGTCATCCCATCCATCACGCACATAGTATCCTAGTATAATGCGCTTAGTCCCATCGGAACTCAAGAAGCTGTGGCTGCGTTGCCCTGTAGTCTCCATCCCCATAATACTAGCCTTGGTCTCAAGGAGATCTCTAAAGTCATCGTAGACACTACTCTTGGACTCCTTAAGCAGAGTGCTCACGGATAGTAGGCCGGGGAACACTCGATCCACTGTCTCCATAGAGAGAGTTCGATAGGCTTCCCTATCCGCTTTCTCTCGGGCTTGTTGTTCCTCTTTTGCCCATTTTTGCCTATAGGCTTCATAGCGGGCAGCTTCCTCTGTGGTCATTTCGACCTGTACCTTTTCTTCGTTCATCTGATTACTATTTAATTATCGTTTAACAGCTGACTGATAACGCTCAGGCAGGAGATTGCGGAGTTTGTATACAGCCTGCGTATCCACCATGCGACGATAGCGCATGCAGGTAGATCGATGCCTTTTGGTCGCCACCCGCCCACAAGGGCAGATGAGGGTGTAACGCTCGGCAAGGAGCTCAACAGGCTTGTGCGCTTCGTACCACTCTGTAGGATAGTATCGCCTTAGGTAGGCTATCTGCTCTCTGATCAGCATATCACAGACGCCCTTGACGCTTGATATGCTCTGCTAGACTGGCACATAGCCTCCTAGTATTGTCACGCGCAGATGAGTTGCTAGCGATAGCCTCCAGGAGCTCTACCTCATCGGTATTCGATAGCCTCTGTAGTAGATAAGCTGGGCTGGATGGGTTACTCGCCACTGCTATCTGCACGAGTATATTTCCTCGATCGCCTAGGGCGAATAGCACACTTTCGGGAGTGTGCTCATTCTCGGCGAGGGCGAGCTGTACATAGGTATCGCTGCTGTTGGCGAGCTCTGCTAGCACTCTAGGGCTGGTGTAGGGGCTACGGGCGAGCTGCTCGAGCTCCGCTCCGCTTACTACTCCTATCTGGTGTAGTCCCGTGATTTTACTTGTGTCCATACTTACGTGTATAGTCTTTGATTTGTTGCTGTAGCTTGTCGTGTTCTTCCCGCCAGTACATGGATAGGGAGATTGAGAGCGTCGTAGCCCCCAGGAGGAATAGTAGGCTGTATCCAATACTCCTACAGAGGAGGTCGAGGATGAGCGCAAGTATCCCCATGAGCAGGAGGACGCAGAGCTGTATGTTGGTCATTGCTTTGCCTTGTTTAGGAGGTTAATATCCTTGCGCCTTATTCATGAGGTGGTTGGCGAGCATCACAATACGTCCTGCACCACCCAGAGCGAGCGCCATCTTGAGACAGCTCTCTATGAGGTCGGCTTGCTTGCCTGAGGTGATGGCATTCAGTGTGACCTGGTCATCCTCCTCATCCTCTTCTAGGAGAGGGCGAGTGATTAGCAGGAGCATTTGTCCCTGCTGGTAGCTCTCCATGTGCCTAAGCACACGTTCCTTGACATCTGCACCATTAATCGAGGTCTGCTCTTCGATGGTGACTCCTTCGTTGTGGGTCTTCATTGTCTTATAGCTGTTTGTTGTTACTAGTTTGCCAGTTGATGATTACCGGGTGTGAGCTCCATGAGGGCTCTTAGCTCTTCCACTCGTTTTGCATCCTTAGTCTTGTTGTTAAAGAGCCCAATGAGATTGCGGAGGCGTTCACGGGGTATTTTATTGAAGCTTCTATATCCCGTAGCTCGACAGGCTATGGCTTTGATCAGAGCGATGCTGCCCTGTTTACCCTCATGTGCCAGCCAGCCTCCGATAGCGGCCATCACCCGCTTACGCAGCTTGTCGATAGCCACCCCCTCGGTGCGCTTGTCTAGCTCTCTGGAGAGGGCACCACATACATCCAGCAGGTCACGCGTCTCCATATCCACCGAGCTCGCACATCCATAGGGAGAGAGGAGTGCTAGCCTATCCTCATCGGTAAGGTTGAGTAGGTTGCAGAGGGTGTGATAGCGGCGTATCACTTGTTGGTGGAGCCTATCCATTTGGTTTGTACCCTTAGCCTTCATTGCTGTCGTCTGTTTGTAGTTGCTTTTGTCTCTTCTTGCGCTGGTCTCGGGTCTCAGGGTCGGTAGTCGCTGTGCCCCAATACCCCTCAGCACCCTTATCCCAGATGATGTAGTCTTGCCCTCCTACCTCGGATGTGGCGTATCGGGAGGTCACCATAGCCCTATAGCCCTCTACCCTGATCTTCACATCAGCATCGTAGCGGATGGCTTGGGCAAGCGCCCCCTTGGGCTCTCCACCCTTTTCGTGGGCGACGATAATGAAGAGCTTCTTGCGGTATCGTTGGCTGAGGAGCTGGTAGTCACTGAGGCGCAAGCCTCGGAGGTAGTTGATAGAGTCGATGATGACTATCTCGGGACTCTGTCGTTTGGCGAGGCGCTCAAAGAGCTCATCATACCCCTCTCTGTCGAGGAGCTTGACACGCCGTCCCGCCTCCTCCATACCTCCTGCGATCCAGGCAGACTGCATAGTAGGGCTTAGACCTTGCTCTAGACTGTTATACAGCACACGGCCGAACTGACTGAGGTATTTAGCGAGCTGTAGGCAGAAAGAGGTCTTACCCGAGCCACTCCCCCCATAGATGAGCCACGTCCCTCTTAGCACAGGCATACCTATGCTATCCCGCCAAGCCCCACCAAAGTCGGCGACCTTGAAGCGTGCAGAGCGGATATTCGCGTTAGAGTATGCACGTGCCATACTTAGTCCTCCTTGGCTAGCTGGTGCTCACGCCATACGGCTCGGCGCACTCTCCTTAGATCACACTCTGCCTCGTCGGCTATCTTACGTACCTTGCGGTCACCCGTGATGCCGTTAGCCACGCAGACAAGAGAGATGTCCTCGGGGCTCAATACCGAGAGCTGGATGCACTGCCTACCTATACGGCTGTAGACTTCTTCGTAGCCCTTGCGACCAGAGCGCAAGCCTCTCACTAAGCGCTTATCGAGGTACTGTGTGGCGCAGAGTACTACCCCACAGTGCCCCTCCAGCTCGTTGTAGAGCGTGACAAAAAAGTAGAGTACCTGGTCGCTCATCTTATCTGCCTCGTCAAGGATAAGGAGGGGCTTATCCGCCCGCTTGAGCCGTCTGACGATCTGCCCGATCTTCTCGGCTACACTCAGGCCTCGGGGATCAAGCCCCATAGCCTCCATGACAGCGGAGAGCCAGCTCGTGCGGTTTTGGTACTCACTGCACACTATGGCGGTGACCTCATCGTGTGTCGAGGCGTACTGCCTGATCGTGGCACTCTTGCCACACCCAGCACTACCCACGATAGCCATCACCTGGCTATCCTGCTGGGCACACCCAAGAAGCTCCGTCAGCTCTTCATAGACACTCGTGCCTACGAGACTCCAGCCCTCGGCAGATGAGCTGATCTGCTTGCTGACATTGTGCCACATCCCATCGGCTATGGTGTCCCAATCGCCATTAAGGATCTTACTGATGGTAGCAGCGCTGACCCCCTTGAGCGTGTTGGCTGCCTTGTTTTGACCACCCTGAGCGGCGCAGTACTCTCTCAGGCGAGAGGCGATAAGTTCTTTTTCCTTCTGTTCCATTGTGCTTTAGTTTTCGGATGTTGTGTGATCTGCCCGTCTCACGGACATTAGAGGCATCAGTAGGTGGTACTCTCTTACCTGCTCCCAGTCTCTAACCTTAACTTGCTGCGCCTTAGCTATTACGCCATCTAGGGTGCGTGCACGTAGATGTACATACCTGATTTGGCATTTAGGGGGGAGAGCTGGGGTATAGAGGAGGTTCATAAGCTCTACACGAGCCACCTCGTCTGCATCGGCATAGAGGTAGAGTACATCGTCCTCATAGATTATTTCTTCATTACGGGTGATTACTACCATATAGTAGGCATCTCCATCTGACCTACGCTTTCCAGAGTACACTAGGTAGCACATGTACCCTCCTATAGGGCCAGCTTCATAGCGATCCTCGGATCGGTTATACCGCCAGATCATCTCGCCTATGACCCTCTTTACGTCTTTCCTTGTCATCTTTATCTCTGTTTAATCAGTGTTTACACTCTCTCGAGGATGCTACGGCGTCTTTGGGGGGCCTCTTCGCTGGCGCTTGAGAGCCCCTCACGCTCTAGCTTGCGGTCGTAGCGGTGGTCTTTGTAGCGCCCCTTGTTGTCTAGTATCATCACTTCCCTTGTTGGGGTGAAGTTGGCCACCTCCTGTGGGGCTGGGGCTTCTTGTTCTTTTGCCTTTGTAGACTTCTTACCCTTTCCTCCCTTGAAGGGTAGGGTCATGTGCTGGAGGAGTCTCTGTGCTGTGGGGCTATCCTCTGCCACCTCTAGGGCTACAGGTCTTATCTCTTCATACTTACTCTGTATCCAGCTCTCCACCTCGCCCTCAAAGTCTCGTACCTTCTTGAGCTCTTGAGCATCTTGTGCCGTCTGGTCCTCTAGTGCCATAGGCTGTACATGCTTCTCCGTGAGGAGGTACTTATACTGCCCATCCTCACTGATGGCAAGGACAGAGCTTAGCTCGCTGGGGTCATAGCACACCTGCCACTTCTGATGCCGTTGCTGTCTCCACCCAAGGTCAAGGCACTCATAGTAGCGTGTCTCTCCATAGATGGTAGGTGTAAGTCCATAGATGCTCTGACCGATGAGGCGGTCTTGACGTAGCCCAAAGTTCTCTAGGTAGACCTCTCTCGATAGCTCTATACCCGTAAGGTCACCATCGTACAGCTCTAGGTACTCCGCTTGCTTCTTGACACGCTCCTCGGCTATCATGAGGTGGATCTGGCTGATCACCTCCTCCTTTGTCGGGGTGCTGTGCTTTAAGGCATTCAGGGCATCGGTGTTGGGATTCTTCCCCTGGGCGGAGACTACCCCATAGCCAGCCCAATTAGGCTGTAGCTTGCAGTATTGGGTATTGAGGTAGCTGAAGTAGGGCTCCACAATCTTGGCTCGGGCATTCTTTGCTTGTGCTGGTGTCACCTTCCCAGCCATGGAGGCATACAGAGGCATGAGCTCTTTGATGTCGTAGTTGTCCATCTGTAGCTGACGGGGGGCAAGTCTCGCCCCAAAGAGATCCTCGGTATGATATACTGCAGACATCAGAGCCTGTGTGATGAGTGACTTGCTTTCTCGATCTCCTATGGCGTAGCCTATCGGATAGCTGCAGCTAGCGTCCAGCACCACGACCACCACTAGTCGACAATCATATCGGGTACTATTAGCCCCTTTCTTCTCGATAGTCTGCTGGTAGTAGAGCTCTGCCTCCCAGCCGTCCAATACCCAGTAGCTCATCGAGCGAGAGGGCTTGCTACGGCGGATCGCTACTCGTGCGTTTGCCCGGAACTTCGTGGCTCCCATTCGCCCTGCCTCTAGTAGTAGGTCGTGCCTCTTGGCTATCTTAGCTACGGCCGAGGTGGTGAGGTGCTCCCACCCCCTCTGACTGGCTACCTCATTGTAGAGCTTAGCGACTTGGCGATTGGTGAGCTGGTTCTGATGCGCTAGGAGCATCAGTAGGTATGCCTCCTGCTCACTCTGCTCTACCTTGCTAGCATTGCGGTTGTTGTAGCCCTTGTGCACGAGGCTCTCCAGCCCCTCCAGCTTGTAGCGGGCATGCTTGCGCTTGAGGTTATCGACACTCTTAGGCAGCTTGTGTGGGTACTCCTCCAAGGGCAAGCCCTCTACCATCTGAGTCATCCAGCCATAGAACTCACTCTTGCCCATTGGTCTACGGGATGCCTTACCCCGCTTGCTCGTGTGCTCCATCCAATAGGCACCGATAGCCTCAAGGATCTGAGCCTCCGCTGTGTACTGAGAGATACGCTCTTGGGGCAGGCATCTACCATCAGGCAAGCGGTAAGCGTGGTAGAACCTTACAGCCTCAGGGTAGGGGCTGATTAGCTCCTCAAGGAGACTCTTTTCTCTAGGCATGGGAGGTATATCATAGCGCTTGTAGCACTCTTCCCTATACTTCTTAGGCAGGCTGTCTACTGCATACTGTGCTTGACGACCTCGACATCCACGGACTACGATGGTAACCTGATCTCGCTCCACTAGATGATTTAGTGTACTGCTAGTAATGATATTACTAGCTAATAATCTATCTCTAGTTATGCACAGAGTATTATCAATGTAATCCATAACCTGATGACTTATAGCTCTTGTGCTAGCTGTTGCAGGGAGCGGATGCGGCTAAGCTCTATATTCGGGTGTATAGCGCACACCTTGCCATCTCGTAGGATACGAGCATCACCAGTAACCTTATCAAGCTCTAGTATAGCACCATTAGGGTAGCTCTGGCGTAACGTAGTTCCCTCATCTAGGAGCACCTCGTCTCCTGTGGCTACGATGTAGTCCGTTGCACCTCGCTCTAGGGCTGTACGGCGTATTTGATCGGATGATACAGCATCGCTAGAATAGCTGAGCGCCTTACGCACCCATTGAGGGCTGACGCAAAACATTGCGGCAAGTTCATTCTGTAGGCTGTTGCTTGCCTTTATAGTTCGCTTCATACTATTATTCGTATTCTTTGATTTTCTAAGAGCCTCTGAGTACCTCGTGCCCTTTTCGGTTACCGTCCATTACGTACCTGTTTAGATTTGTACGAGTACCCTCAGTAGAGATTTAGGGCTGAAAGGCTCAGCCGTAATTCTCCATTCCCACACCTGTACACCTGGCTGATAGAATGGGGAGAGGACTAGGCTTTGGGGGATAGTCTTCGCAAATCCTACAAAGCTTATATTACTGAGGAGATTCCATACGACGCCAAGGGCTCCATTTCCCTCTAGTGTACTGTTCTCCTCACCTATCTGATAGAGCACTGGACGACCAGCATGTATCGCATTCTGGAGATCATCAAGTACCATCGTCTCTGTGACACTTCTTGTTTTCAT